TTTTTTACTGTTTCTTTAGAAAAGTAAACATAATATTCACTATCAGTATTAGGATCATATCTAAATATTTGTTTGTTAGGAATTAAAGCAGGAGAAATTAATTCTCTTTTTTCTTCATCTACCTTTGCAAAAGTTAAATTATTTTTAGACTTATTGAAATAAACAAAGTCTTGTTCTATGGCAGGTGAAGTAACTAAACTAATTGCGTCAATTGTTAATGCTTCGTTTTCATCTGAAATTACTAATTCTACAATGGAAGTTTTCTTTTTCATACTATATGTCTTTTGCTTGTCGTCTTGCGTTTTCAATATCTGTAATATTATCTTCTAAATCTACTGCAATTTCATCTAATTGTTTAGCAACAGGAATATCAGCAATATTAACACCTAATTCTTTAGCTTGTTTTTCTATTTTATAATATATAGAATTGGCTTGTTTTTGTATTGCTTCTGCATTTTGTGTTAAACCTTTTGTTTCACCTAAAAAATCTTGTATTCTGTTATATATTTTTTCAAAATCACTTTCTAACTTTATAAAAGGTTTATAAGCTGAAATCATTTTCTTTTGTAATGCCTTTCCTTCTTTGATTACTGATTTAGCGTCGCCTGTTAAATTTAACTCAATTTTTTGCGATTTCAAGTTAAATTCTTTATAATCGTTTACTTCTTTTTCGTATTCTGCAAATGTTTTCTTTCCTATTGGTGTTGGCTTGTTCATAGTATTTATTTAAGGTTGTAATATATAATAGATTATTTATTGCTTTATTTGATTTTAGATTGTTGCCCTTCTTCTAATATTTGCTAATTGGTCTTGACTATCTGACATCTCATCTGTTACTACATACGCTTTAACAGGCTCAGGTGCTTGGCCACCACTTAATTCAAATGCTCCTGACATCATCTCAGGTGCAGGTGCTGTAGCTCCTGCTGTAGGTACAGAACCACCACTTGGAGCAGAACCACCTCCTCCGTCTGTTGCTAAAATAGCTTTTACATTAGCTAAACCTGAAGCAATAGCTGCTCCTGCTGCAACACCACCTAAAACAGGCCCTACTACAGGAATACCTGCTAAAGAAGCATAAGCTGCTGTTGCACCTTTATAAGTATCAATAGTAGCTTGTGTAACAGCCATAGCTTTACCTGCTGCTGTTTCTTCACCTAGAATTTTAATCATATTACCTGCCGTTTGGCTCATAATATCAAGTTGAGCTGCTGATGACATTTTTGCCCAAGTTTCTTTTTCCTTTTCGTACTTCTTTTTAATTGCTGATTGGTCGCTTTCAAACTTTTCAGTAATAGCAGTTGTATCTTCACCTGCTTTACGAGCCATTTCTATTTTTAAGTCATAAGCTGTTTGAAGTTCTGCTAATTCTAAAGCCATACCCTCCAATCCACTTAACAACAATTCTCTTTTTGTTTCTCCTAATTCTTTTTCTAATGAAACTTGATTAGTAAGTTGCTCTGACTGAAATCCTGTTATTTGTGCTTCTACTGCTTTTCTTTCGTTAAGAGCTTCTGTTAAAGCTATAAGGTTTTCTTGACTTTGGTTTTTATTAAATTCAACTTGTGCTGCATTAACTTGTATATCAACTAGCTTTTGCATTTCGACACCCTGCTCTTTTAGGACTTCACCTAATCTTGTATTTGCTTCTATTCTTTCTGCAAAAGTTTTAGTTTCATCATCACGAACTTGTCTAAGTTTTTCTGCTTGTCTATCGTATTCTTCAATTAATCCCTGAACTTGTACTGCTGCTAATTCAGCTGCTTTATTTAATTCTATTGTTGCTTTTGCACTTTTAACAGTTTCTGAAACATAAGTTTTAATAGTTTCTGCAACTTTTTCATAAGATTTATCTACACCTGTAAAAACATCTACTGTTTCTTTTCCTGCTTCTTTTATAGTTTCAAATGCTGCACTAAATTCTCCTTGTATTAACTGACCAAAAGATTTAGCAACCAAACCTAGAACCTCTAAGGCTTGATTAAATCTGTCAATAAATGCGTCTTTAATAGTATCTCCAAGCTCCCTAATTTTTTCAGCAGGATTCTCAAACAAATCTTTAAACCAACCTGTAACTTTGCCTACATTTCCTGACAAGTAACTAAACAGGTCATTAAACGCTATACTTAAAGTTTCTGTAGCAATACCTAAAAAATCAACTACTTTTTGATTCTTCCCTAATACTTCTTGAAAAGCTTCAAACGCTTTAGTTGCTATAAAAACAAATCCTGTTGCTTTAGCTAAAGCCTTAAAACCAACTGTTAATTTCTTAACTCCACCTACTGACTTTTTACTTGCTTCACCTACACCTTCTGTTTCTTTTCCTAATTTCTTTGTGCTTTTTGCTGCCTTATCAATACCATCAGCGACTTCACCTATGTTTGATTTTATCTCTGCTTCTATTATTTCTTTGCTCATTTTAAAATGCTATATTTGTTCTTAATTCGTGTAAGTATATTGTTGCTGACCATAAGTTGTTTACATTAGCTCTGTCAGTTACTTCTATTGTTACGCTTGGTATTCCTCCTGTTGTACTATCTACTACTTGAAAACTAGCTGTAGCACCAACTTTTGCTATTGTTTTTGTGTTAAATGTATAAATGTCAATAGATCCTGAATCATCACATCTAACAGCACCCCTTCTAACCTTATAACTAAAATCTCCTGCCGTTCCTGAAGTACCTCCTGTTTCTAAACGAGTGATATACAATTCGTAACCAACTAGACTATTTGTTTGGAGTGTAATATATGAACCTACAATATCTTGCACTTTTAAGTTTGTAGCAGTTGCGTCTGTAGTTTTACCACTCAATTGAATCTTAGAACTTTGTGTATATCCTGCTCCTAAGTTAAACGAGCCACCACCTAAGACAATTTCACCATCTCTTATTGCTTTACCCATTTTACCACCTAAAACTGAAGTGTTGCTTATTCCTTTTTCAACTTCATTTTCTTGACCTGTAATAAAAGCGTTACGATTATCCCCTTTTGTTATATTACCTTCACCATTTAAAAGTGAGTTTTCTGTTCCTACTAAAGCTTCACCACCCCTTACATTATTAGATTTATTATTTAGTAATGTACTTACTTTGTTAATATATTTGAAAGCAGAACAAACTCCTAATGTCTTGTCGTACCTATAGCCATACCCTTCACATTGTAATTGATTAGGTGGGAAGTCGTGAGTACCATCAGTAAAAGTTACTTCACCAAGTCTATTCGTTTCTTTTGGTTTTACTTTAAATCCTTTTTTGTAATCCATTATGTTATAAGTATAAAGTCCACAGTTGATAAATCATTTGGTTTGTAGTTTATTTTGTCCACTCTATATTCTCTATTCTTGATAAATACTTTGTCATAGAAATTGAAATTAGAAATGTCGTTTGGAGTTAATAAAACTTTTAATGTCATAGATTTTACATCAGGACTGTAAAGCTCCTGAAAGTATCTAGCATAGTAAGTAGAATAAAGATTGTTTACAGGTGATACTCCCATTGATTGATTTATCAACTGACAAGCACCAAAGTTTAAATCATCATCAGTTGCAGTTGCAGGTACAGCTGAAGTGTGAGAAAACAAACTGTAAGCAGATTTATTAGAACCACCAACTCCATTTTGAGCAGGTACATAAAAAGTATCTGATGATGTATATACTCCTGTGTCAATTAAAATTCTAGGAAGGTTTTTAATAGAGCCAAATTCAGTTACTTCTTCATTTGAACCATAAATAGATGGTGCTGTTAATTCAGGTGTATCGTCAAACAAGTCTTTCATAATTGTAGCAGCAAAAGGACTAGCAATAACTTCATCTTCACCTGATAATAAACCAAGCTGTGATGAATCAAGCGTTAAACTTCCATACAAATATCCTCCTGTTGCTAATTTATAAACTCCAAAAGGATAATCTTCTTCATCTTCTTCATATTTAAAAACAACTCTCTTTTTTAAATCTAAGGTTTTTAATTTAATATCTGAAACATCTACTTTATGTGTCCAATCTAATGTAGTAACATCATCACTAAACACATCATTGTAAGGCTCTATAAGTATGTTAGAAGGGTTTTGTTTATCTTGTAATGTTATAAGATTAAACATTGTAAACAACCCTTTTAAGAAATCCCATTGTACCATTTCACTTCTAGCTGCGTCTAATAGAGTTGGAACTTGTACTGCATTGTTGTTATAAAATATACTTAAATAACTATAAGCATTGACATCATCATCTACAAAAATAGTAGCGTTAGAATGAAAATCTCTTGCTTCCATTTGAATGTAATCACCATTATTTAATACAGTTTCATAAGTTCCATCTATTCCTCTACTACTTCCTGCAGGTATTTTTGAGAAATATTCCTGCTCAATAGTTTCTAAAACATTATTATCTGAATCAAATACGCAAATTCTCAACTCAGCACTCCACTTTTCCAAAATAGAAGAAGTATTCATTACTTGTATTTTGTAACTACCTGTAACCGCTAAGTTGTTTACATCAGATTGTAATCCATACCAACTATTATTCCATAAATCAGTACTACCACCTGTACCTGTACCATTATTAGCAACATTATTGGCTTGATCTACAGGAATATTTGTCCAACTTTCATTTATCGCTGTAGTAGCTCCTGCTGTAGATTTTCTTCTTGTAAAATCATTTCTTAAAGGTGCTGAGCCATCAGGTTCTTCACCCCAATTAAAGTCCATATATAAATTGCTGAAATATGAACTATCAAAAAAAGCAGATGAGTATGTAAAACCTGCTCCTTTAAATATATTATCTACTAAATATTTTACATTTATAAAAGGTCTAAATCCATCTTCTAATCTTTTTAATGATGGTCTACCTGCTGTTGCTCCATCACTCACTTGTGCTGATGTTGCGTTCCTTCTAATACTACCTGCCCAATTTAAAAACGGGTACTTTAAAACAGAAGTAGTAGTATCACCTGCTGCTCCTGCAAAACTATCAGCTTGTAATGGGTTTAATAAAGGCAAAGCACCTGTTTGACTTGCTTCTATTGAAGTTAAATTATAATCGTGGTCTAATTCTGTAAAATCTAAGTCTGCAAATGTTAAGTCTTTCATAGAATCCATAAGTGCTACTGAATCTGAGTACAAGTTTACATTATAACTTATTTCACCTTTCTTATCTACAATATCAATTAGTTTTAAAAAGCCCTCAAATACTATGAAGCCGTTTTCCTTTAACATTACAGATGTCTTTTTATACGGATTAAAAGTATAAAGTCCTGTTGTTTTCGTTATTTCAAATAAGTTCCCAAATATCCTATTATTCTTTTTAGTAGCAGGTAAATGAAACGCTTTAGAATAAGATTGTGTTTTTGTAGCTACATCTTTAAAGTCATCAACACTTAAAGTTAAAGGTATTGTTTCATCTTCATATAGGTCAAGTATTTGTTGTCCGTGTAATTCATCTGCTAAAAAACCTGTTGCAGCTGTTGTAGTTGTTGTAGGTACATCTGTTACAGAAATATCAGTAATAGTTGATGTTGTTACAGTGTTTAATTCAGCAGCCATAGATAAATAAAATATATGCTCTGTTTTTGTTGCTGTAAATTCATATAAAATATCGTTTCCGTTTAAAACACAAGGAGGTCCTATTGTAGCAGTACATTCTAAAAAATCAAAACCTGTAGCAGCAGGAGGTTGAAAGTTAGGAAGTGAAAGGTAAGGTGGAGTAAATCCTGTTTCCCATACCATACTTACAGCAGCTCTTGATTGGTCAGTAATTACACAATTATTTTTTATTCTTACAAGATAAACCTGCCCTATTGTTAAACCTGTCATTTTCTGATAAATAGCACTCCAATTATTTTCATAAGTTGGGTAACCTGCTGCTGCTGTTCCTAAAGTTGTAAAAGTAACATTCCCACCACTTTGTGTTGGATAAGGTTGGTAACTTGGAGAATGAGCATTAGACACATTTCTATATATGTACCAAGTGTTAGGTGTGGTTGGAGGATTTACTGTTAAAGCATAAAGACCATTACCAAAAACACTATTATCTAGCACACCTTCAGCACTTGTTGCAGTATTTAAAGATGTAAAATTATTACCATCTACTATAAACTCTGTGCCACCTCCTGTTGTTGTTGTAGTTGCAGCTGTTCCTGAACTCTGTGGTGATATTATAAGTTGTACGCTCATTATACAGATTGTGTTCTTTGGTTCTTAGTTCTCTCTACTTCAAAAGTATATTGAATGAGTTTATCATTTGCTATTGTCTTTCTTGTATGACTTGAAGTTGTTAGCGTTACAGGTTGCACATATCTTCTTAGAGTACCACCCGTGTCAGATTGATAGCCATTTAAAATATAAACTTCAGGACTATTTATTAGTTGTTCTAGCCAAACAGATTCGTCCTGTGAAATATAATCTGTATTCATTTTGATTTTTTCTTTTGTATCTACTTTGTAATTCTTACGACCTCCTGATGAGCCGTGTAATTTAAAAGTAGCTTCATTCCAAGTACCACTTAGTTGCGTGTAAGTTTTTCTATTAGTGCTAAGGCTTCTAACTGACTTTTTATTAAATGTATAGTAATCCCAAGTTCCGTGTTTGTTTAACCAAGTTAATCTGATACCCTCGTAACCTCTACTACTTTCACAAATAATATTTATTCGATATAACTGACCTAAAGGTGTTCCTACTGCTGCTTCAGGTCGTAAAGTATAATAGGCACAATTTGCTTTGTTTGTATTCCAAGCAGAATGTCCTGCCCCATCAAAGTTTGCAGGGAAGCAACCTATATATATTAAATTAGCTTCTGATAAATTTGTTGAAGTTCCACCACCATTCGAAGTAGTAGGAGTAAATTGAAAGTTTCCTAAAGACACTCCTGAACTATTATACATTGTGACCTCTACCAACCCTATTTGTATTACATTAAAACCATAAGTAGTTTGATTTGTCATTCCTGTAAAATAAGGCAAAGTTCCATAATCAGTTAATCTTGCATATTGGATTTTAGGTGAATCAGATAAAGCACCTGCTGTTGCCACTGTTCCTCCATTACACATATATCCTGCTGCGTCTAAATCGTAACCAAAGTCGCTTCCACTTATATTCAATACATCTGTTTCATCTACAACTCCATTAAATAAATAGTAATCATAAGAAGCTAAAGTCATAGAAGTATCTTCAGCTACATAGTCAGGAAAGGCAGCGTCTGCTCCCTCATATTCTATTGCAAAATCTATTTGAAACCACTTAGTAGAACTATGTGCTAAACAAAATTCATCAACTACGTGTATAGGGTGGTAATTAACATCACTATAATCTACCCCTTTAAATTGACTTGTTGTTAAAGAATCAGCTATCCCTGTAAAGTCAGGTGTAACATAATTTTTAAGAATTGTACTGAAATCAAATATACCTACTTCTGCTGCATTGGGTGTAGTTTTAAAAACCCCTATCTGAACAGGTGCAGATTTATCACTCATTACATTTACATAAGCTACATACTTTACTTTTGATTCATCAGCAACAATAGTTGTATCTTCCTTTATAACAAAAATAATATCTTGTTCTGCTGCTACTGTTCTATAAAGAGGTTTCTGTTCTAATTGTAATGCCATTTTATTTATTTTACTGTTGTTAATCCGTTTATAATATCATCTTTTACTGCTAATAACATTTCTTTTGGAAAGTTTTTCATTCCCAATTCTAATGGTCTTTGAAAAAAACTAATCCCTTTTATTCCTTTACTATATATGCTTCTTGCTATAAGATAGCCCATACTCTTATGGCTCATAAACTTTCCTGTTTTTTTGTCTTTCCATTGGAATCCTCTCCTTTTTACCCACTTTGCCATAATTCCTGACATACCACCTTTTGATTTACCAACTTTAGAAGAACCTGTACCATATTTATAAGGACTTTTAATTACTTTACCTTCATAATTTCTAAAAGTTCTACTTTTCTTAGTTCCTGAAACTCCTTTATCCACAAAACTTCCATAATCAGCCATCATTAATTGCAAACTAAAACCTTGTGCATTTTTTGTTACTTTATAACTTATTGAATTATACAAGTCTTTAGTAAGGTTCTTTTTGCTTTTAGTCAAATTAGTTCTAGCTTGTTTTACTACATATTTGCCAAAACTATTTAGGTAGCGTTCTAAGTTCTTCATTATACACTAGCAACAAAGATTTCTACATCACAATCTTCTGAAGCTCTTGGTTTAACTTGAATGCTTGTAATATCTTCTAATGTAGGGAAGTTAGGTGTTGTGTCTGCTTCTGCTATTACTGCTGTATCTGCTTGACATAAGATATGTGTAGTTCCTCCTGTCATTACAACTTGATAGTTAGTATTTTCTGTTACAATTGCTATGTCCATAACTCCTGTTGTGCTTAGGTTTGTTACTCTAATGTATTTACAATTTTCTAAGTCTAAAGCTCCTGCACTACCATACACAGTACTGTTGAATGTTGCTATTGTAGTTGTTTGAGAATGAGGACAAGTTACCACTCTTTCAAAAGTATCTGTAATATCTGATACAGTTAGTGTGTTTGTTGAACCTCTTTTTGCATTATTTAAAATAATACTTTCGGTTACTGTTACTGTTAAATCTGCCATTTTATTTTTATTTGTTTATTATTATTTAATCTACAGGTATTGTGCAAGTCTGAAAGTCATTCTCAGCATCTACTGAAATTGAGAATACCCAACCTGTTACATCATTATCAAATCGTTCTGTGAACGGCTCTAAAGTTTCTCCTACTGAACTAAAGTAGATAGGTACATTAATATCGTCCATTGCTTGTGATTGGTATTTACTATGTCTTAACATTCCTATTATATCAACTGAATTGCTAAGGCAATCAGACAATACTTCTTTTTCATTACTTTTATTAACTGCTGTTGAAGTAGTCCAATCATCTTTTATACTTACTAAATCCATTATAAAGATCTGAAAGTTAAATCTTAAAGAACTTTCGTTAGCTTGAACGCTTGTTGGATTGATGTGCATTAAAGGATATTTAGTATTCTTTTCCAAGTCTACATCATAAATATCGCCTGTTGTTACTGTTGATATTTGTTGGTGCTTATCCCCTAACTCTGCAATTACATCAATTACATTCTGATATGTTTTATTGTTAATCATTTCTATTTACTGTTTTAGTATCGTTCAAATCTGTTTCATAACTCAACCAAGTTAAGCACTCATAAAGATTGAGTTTTGTTATTTTCTCTAAGTTTACTATTTCACCATTTGTCAATCTATACATTACACCGAACCAAGACCACTTGTTTGCAAAGTCCTCATCTGCGTTTCCTCCACTATCTTCTCCGTCTGTTCCATTAAATATGATGGCATAGTCAGCAATAGTTTTTTCACGAAACGCCAAAAAAAAACCAAAGCCCCTTGTACATCTTCTGCTTTCATCTGTTTCATTTCTCCTGCCCTAAGCCGCAAATCTCCATCATACGCTTGTATTGAATAAAGCCCTTTTTTCTTTTCTACTACAGGTCTGTACAATATAGCCATTATTTCAGGCAAGTTGTTTTCTATACCATCTTTTATCATAAACTCTAAGTCGGCAAACTCACCTAAAGTAATATCTGATAAGTCAGGGTGGAAGCCATACTCAACACCATCAATCTCAATTAAGTTTTTTAGAGTTGTATCTGCTTTTGCTTGAAGCTCTGATATTTTACCCATAATACCAACCACATCACTTAATGCAAGTTGTGATACTAATTTTCTTGGAATATCTGACATTGAAGTTATAGTTTCAAATGCTTCCTCACTTTTTGTTGTTTCTTCTAAAGCTATAAGTTCTGCCCATTTTTCAAGAGTTACATCTGACCAACTATCAATCAAATTAAATGTTTCTTGCTTACCTTCCTTTTTGATTTTGACTTTCATACTATATAATAGAATTTTATTGTTTTTAGTTTACTGTACAAAATACTTCCCAAAATTACTGTCAATCTCATAATACATTCGCATAGCTAAAGCGTCAGCATAATCAGGAGAACGACCTAAAATTGCTTTGACTGTATCTTTTGGAATTATTTGTAGCTTGTTATCTTTATCAGCGTCCTTAGTTCTTACTTGTTCCAATTCTTCTGTTATGTAATTCTTAACATTTACATCAGAACAACTAACACCGATTTGCCCTTTGTTTATTTGGTCTGCTAATTTGTAATAGCATTGTGTTTTTAGGTTCTGATAATTCTCACCTTTTAAAGCTCTTGCGTTATTTACAAAACCCTGACATCTTAAATAATCTTTTACTCCACCACCTACTCCGTCCTCATCAACAATAATATTTCTAAGATTAACTCCGTTCTCTTGTTGTAGTTTCTTAATTTCCTCCACAACCTCATTTACAGCCGATTTAAGGATAGTTCTTATATATCTAATGTGTAACCCTTGCCAAAGCATTATAACTGTCTTATCGCTTCCAAATCGTGCTACATCACAAGTTATGTATTTATCACCTTCTATTCCTTTCTGACTGAACATTCCCATTATAGAATTATAATCTATTAAACTATCATTAGTTGCGTCATACTCCCAATTACCAAACAGAAGTCTTTGTTTGCTTAGTTCATCTAATTGTGATAACTGTGTTTCATAGTGTTTAGATATGTAAGTATTATCTATAACTAAAGATTGAATAAACTTTCTGTAAGGTTTGATTGTATTTTCTTGTGCAGGTCTGTAATACTCTGAGTACACCCAATTCTTTGCAGGGTTACAAGTCATCAAAAGTTTAGGTATTAAATTATTCTCATCAAGCTTATATCTAAGTCTTGACGCAACTACATTTTTTGCTTTCTCTGTTATTTGGTTTGCTTCATCAATAAAAGCTCCTGTAATTTCTAATGAACCTAAGCTGTCAAAGTTTCTGTCTGATGGGTATAAGAATAAGTCCTTTAAGATTATCTCAGAGCCATTGTAAAAGGTTATCACATTACTTGATCCATTAAAAGTGTAATCCTTTATAGCTTTTAATTTCCAAGCAGTACACACTTCAAAGAATGTATTTAGTGTAGTCTTTTTTAATGCGTCTAATTTAGACCTTCCCATTAAATATCTAGTCTTAGGGTATTGAAGGCACATTAGAATTAAATAGCTTACACCAACCCAAGACTTGCCACCACCTGCTGCACCTCCAAATAATACCTCTTTAGTGCTATCATCAAATAGATATTTTAGACACTCTTTTTGTTTAAGTGTAAACTCAGGACTAATCTCCAAGATTTATATTGATTTTAATTCTTTCATCACCTGAGGTTAGGTCTATCTCTTGCTTTTCATTATAACCACGCTTACGACCTCTTGTTCTTAAAAAGAATGTAGTAGCTGTTGTGTTCCCTTCTTTTATTTGTTTCTTTAAACTTGTTTCAGCAAAGTCTATAAACTTACTATCAATGTCATCAACTGCTTTCTTGTATTCATCATCACTATTATACCAAGCGTAATGTCTGCTTCTTGTTATCTCTGCTTTCTCACACGCTTCAGTTACAATACCTAATGATACTTCTAGTGCAGCTAGTAGTTTCTTTTTACCCTCCTGTGTCCTCTTTTGTTCTTTTTCCATATAATATAATAGACTTTACTCGTATTCATTTGGTAGCATTAGTCTGATACCCAAGTCACTTAACGCCCATATCCTTATTTGTTCTGCATATAATTCAAATTCTCCTGTGTTCATTCTTGCTGAACTATTGATAACTTGAAGTCCTACTTGTTTGTCGTTTATCTCTACACTTTGCCATTCACTAGCAAACTTAACCTTTAGACAATCGTGCGTTTCATCAGGGAAGTAACCAAGCTCTGAAGCTAATGGTTGTACTATACACGCCCAATAGTAATTGTTTTGCATATTGCTTCTATTGTTTCTTTGTTTCTTTACACTTACTATGTAGTCGTTCTCTAATTCCTTTAAGTAACTAAATAAACTTTGCTTATCTCTATTGTCTTTTATTACAAATTTCATTAGTCAAAGGATTCGTTGATTCCTCTTTCGCCTACTAGCTTTTCTTTTGCTCCTGCCCAAAGTTTATCCCTTTGCTTAGTTAGACTTGGCTCAGTTCTTTTAAGGTTAGGCATACCTTCAGTTGGTTTGCTATCCATATATTTACCACATTCACAGAGTGCTTCTTTAGTTACCCATTTCTTATCTCTTAAAACTATTGTAGCTTTTCCTATTTCCATAGTGTTTCCACATTCACAAAAGTATAGAGTCATTTCTTTAGCTTATCAAGTTCAAATTCTAGGTGATTGATTGCTTTCTGTATGCACTCAATAGGACTAGCGTGTTTCCTTTCTGCTCTGAGCAAGTAAGTAACGGCTGTTCCTGTATTGTAGCTAAGTTCAAAG